AACAACATATAAAGAATTTAATGGCTAAGAATAGTATAGAAGTAGTTAGTAACAATTTGGCATTTGTAACATTTGCCGAAGAGAAACGTCCCGAAATTAAAAAGGATTGGTCTTATGATTATATTAAGTACGGTAAAAAAAATGATTTCCCGAATGAGTTAATTCGTTATTTTGAAGAGCATGCTGAACATGGTGCAATTGTAAACGCAAAGGCACGTTACTTATTTGGTAAAGGTTTAAAGGCGGTTAATCCTGAACAGGAATTAGTAGCAAATCAATTTTTAGATTCTGCTAATCGTTATGAAACATGGAATGACTTAGGTAAAAAATTAGCATTAGATTGTGAATTATTTAATAGCTTTTACTTGCAAATCATAACTGATATGAGTGGCAACCCAAAAGAGTTTTTTCAATTGCAATATGCTAAATGTAGATTGTCAGAATGTAAAACTAAATTATATTTTAACGAAGACTGGATTAAAAAACCATCCGACTTTAAAGTATTTGATTTATATAATAAGGGTGAGGTTGGAACATTCTTTACAACGTTTAAATATTACCAACCATCTAAAAGTAAGTGGGATTCTATTTATGCAAAAGTACCTTATAACGGTTGCTTAAGTGAAATTAAAAGTGATATTGATATTACTACTTTTAATGATAGCTATGTTAAAAAAGGATTCTCTGCGGGTACAATGGTTACTTTCTTTAATGGCGAACAGTCCCCAGAGGTTAAGCGACAAATCAAAGATAGGTTTGAACAAGGCTTATGTTCACCTGATAATGCTGGAGAAGTAGTAATTAACTTTGCGGATAAAGGCGGTCAAGCTGCACAAATACAAGCCTTGAATGTAGATGATTTAGATAAGAAATTTGAATTTATATCTAAGCGTTACCAACAAAAGATTGTAACAGGCCACAATATAACTAATCCCGAATTGTTTGGTATTAAACAAGAGGGTTCAGCATTAGGTAATCGTGTTTCAATTAAAGAATCACACGAATTATTTTTAAATACATACACTAAGCCAAGACAGGAAACATTTGTAACATTCATTGAAAACATTTGTTACTCAGTAACGGGAATATGGATTGACTTTGAAATTGAACAATTAGATGCTATCGGTTACGATCTAACTAATGATGCTGACTTAACTCAGGATGAGCGTAGAAAGTTAAAAGGATATGAGCCATTAGTAGCTACTAAATTAGATGCTAACGGAATTGAAATAAAAGAGGGTGCAGTTAATTCAACATTGACTAATTTAACAGGCAGACAGTTTCAAGGCTTAATGAGAATAGTATCTAAGTTTGATGCTGGTAAAATTAGCAAAGAAAGTGCCTTAGCGTTAATGGTTAGTGCTTTTGGATTAACAGAAGCAGACGCTTTAACATTCTTAAATGAGAATGATGCGGTTGTTGAAAGTCAAGTTAAAATGGCTGAACAAACAAATACTATTTTAGCTAAGTTTAAAAGTTTAGCAAAATCAGATTATGTAGACTTTGAGTTATTATTTGAACATGATGCTCACATTCATAATTCACAGGATGCTTTGAAGTTAGAGTTAAAAGCTCACAAAATGTATTTTGCCGATGCTTTAACTATTAGCATAACACAATTAGACGACGCAGTTTTAAATGCAATACAGGGAAATCCAACGCTAACAGTTGAGCAGTTAAATGCTTTATTAAAAGTGGATGTAACAGAATCATTAAATAGATTAGCTGAAAAGGGATTGATTGAAACGAATGCGAGAGGTTACGAGGCTACTACAAAAGGAATTGAAAAGGTAACTAATCCGATTGACGAATATGTAACCGAAATCAAAACAATTTATAAATACAAAACTAAGCCAGACGCTCCAGCTTTATTAACTCAATCACGTGAATATTGCAAAGAATTATTAAAAGAAAGTCAAACTAAATTTTGGGAGTTTGAAGACATTGATAGCATGAGTAATGAGTTTGGAATGAATGCGTGGGACTTTAGAGGTGGTTATTATACTAATCCAAACACAAACGAAACAACGCCTTGGTGTCGACACATTTGGAAAGCACAAACAATAAAAGTAAAAACTAAAAAATAATGGACGCACTATTTATATCACAACAATACTTAAAAGACAAATCATTAATTAATGATAATACTGATTGGGAGCTTTTGCAACCATCTATTATCATGTTACAAGATTTGAAACTTCAACAAGTATTAGGTACTCCATTATTTGACGACTTACAATCTAAAATTAATGCTGGCACTTTAAATAGTAACGAAACCAATTTAATTACTAAGTACATTCAAAAGATGTTACATTGGTATATTGTAATGGAAGCTACTACTATTTTAAAGTATCGTTATTCTAATAAAGGTGTGGTTGTTAAGAGTAGCGAGAACTCACAACCAATTTCTGAAAGTGAAATGAAAACACTTAAAGACGATTGGCGTGCGGTTGCTGAAGAGTATGCTGAATTATTAACTAAATACTTAATTAAAAACGAAAGTTTATTCCCTTTATACAATACTTACAATAGTGAAGGAATGTATAGAAGTAGAACTAACTTAAGCACAGGAATATTTTTAAACGATGACTTCGTGATTCGCAAATCGCAAATCAGTGATAATGATCAATTAATAGACTTTGGATATTTATAACTATGAGTAAGAAAAACGAGAATAAAATAATTGAAAAGTTAAAAGAAATTAAAAAAGAATATGCTAACATTAAACCAAACGATCGAGATTTTAAAAAACTTTTCTTTGAAACACAAAAGCCTAAATAGTTTCTATTTTGGTGATAAGTGGGAGGTTGGTGCATCTAGCGAAATTCAATATCCACTTTTATGGTGTTCTCTAACAAATACAATTAATACCAACGGTGTTATTGAGCGTAAATTTGTTATTGATATTTCAGATAAAGTTAATTTAGATGAGAGCAATGAGACGCATGTTTTATCGGATTGTGAATTAATAGCTTTTGATTTAATTAATTACTTAGAACAGATTGAAGACTTAGGTGAAGTACCAAATTTTAGAGTAACTAAAGATTCAACGTTAACTGATTATACAGAAGACAGGGACGATATGGTTACGGGCTGGTTTTTTGAATTATCAATTAAGTCGCATATCGGTAATTACTCATGTAACTTACCAATTAACAACGGTAATATTTTTGATGACAATTACATTTATATCGGAGGTTCAACAACTTCATGCGGTTCATTTGTAGTTGAAATTAAAGACCAAGACGGAAATGTAATACAAACATTTAATACAAGCGGTGAGTATGTAGTAACTGTTTTATCAGGAATAAAAGATACAATAACAAGCAATGTAACAACAATAACAGACGATATAATATAAGATGGCAATAGTTAACGGTAGTTTAGAATTAGGATATAAAAATTTAGCGTGGTTTAATGCTAATCCTACATTGGTATTAAAGGAAGGACAGATTGTTTACTTACAACAAACAGGGACTTATAAGATAGGTAATGGTACATCAACATTAAGTGCTTTATCATTTTTAGGTGTTAGTTCAGAAACGCAAACGTTACAAAATGTAACCGACTTAGGAAGTACAACTACTAATTCAATAACTGCTAATGGATTTGTAAAAAGTGGCGGGACGGCATCACAATTCTTAAAAGCTAATGGTAGTGTAGATTCAACTACTTATTTAAGTACTCAAGTAGTTCCCGTTGGTGGAACGACTGGTCAAATATTAGCAAAGGTTGATGATACTGATTATAACTTAGAATGGATTGAAAACTACGCTAATTATACAAGTGTATTAAAACATACGGTTAAAGCAAGTGTAGCATTAACAAAAGGTCAAGCAGTATATGTAAGCGGTGCAAGTGGTACTAATATGTTAGTAAGCAAGGCGTCAAATGTAAGCGAAAGTACAAGCTCAAAAACATTAGGATTAATTGCTCAGGACTTAGCCATTAATGGGCAAGGCTTTGTAATAACAGAAGGTTTATTATCAAACATAAATACAAATAGTGCAACAATAGGAGACCCCGTTTGGTTAGGTGTTGACGGTGCTTTAATTTACGGATTAGCAAGTAAGCCATACGCACCCGCTCATTTAGTATTCATTGGTATTGTAACAAGGGTAAGTGCAACTGTTGGAGAAATATTTGTTAAGGTGCAGAATGGTTTTGAGTTAAGAGAAATACACGACGTAGATTTAATAACAACTTCACCAAGTAACAATGAAATATTAACTTTTGAAAGTTCAACAAGTTTATGGAAAAATAAAAGTGTTGTTTCTGCTTTAGGATTTACACCTTACAATGCTACTAATCCAAGTGGTTATATAACTTCAAGTGCTTTGTCAAGTTATGTACCTTATACAGGTGCAACGGCAAATGTTAATTTAGGTAATAATAATTTAACAATAGGTAGTACAGGGCAATTGATTGAAATTAAGCAAACTGCTAATAATCCTACACTTATACAAACAGGTGCAACAAGCTCAAACATATCTGTAAGGTCAGGCACTCGTTCATTCTCAATGATTAACTATGCTGCTGATGCTAATTATTTTCAAACATTAGGAGCTAAATTTTACATTTCAACAGTTGATGCTCAGGCAATAGGATTTTCAACTACTAATATTGAAAGGCTAACTATTGGAGCTGGTGGTGGAATAACAGTTAGAGATAATAATCATTTTACTTTTGAGGTAACAAATGGAACTAAATTTGGAACGGCTACTACTCAAAAATTATCTTTTTGGAATGTAACTCCAATAGTTCAACCTGCTAATACAGTTTCTTTAAACGGTGTATTAGAAACAACAGGTTTAATGGCAATAGGTTCAACCTCATGTTCTATTGATAAACCAACTACTATTACAACAAGTTTAACAACTCCAACTATTAACGGAGTTAGTGGTGCTACTAACTTTAACAATGCCGTTCAAACAAGCGGTGCAATAACTGCTTTTACTTTTACTAAGCCAAATAACACAGGGCAAACTGCATCTACTTCAATTAGTGGATTTGTTGTAAACGGTGGAACACGTCAATGGAATACGGGTAACATAGGCACTCAATCTGAAAACGTATGGGGTGCTACTACTTATTCATTTGTAGGTGCTTCAACTATTACCAACGCTTATGGTAATGAATTTTTTGCACCCGTAGCTGGAACTAATTGTACAATAACCAATAACTTTGCAGCTTTATTTAATGGCAATGTAAGAATAGGTAGTACAGGGCAATTGATTGAAATTAAGCAAACGACTAATGCTCCTACTTATACTCAAACAGGTGCGACAAGTTCTGTATTTAGATTAAACGCTGGAACAAGAAGTTTATTATTTGAAACTTATGGAACAGACCAAAACTATTTTACTTCTTATGGTGCTAATTTTAGAATAAGAACAGGAGATGCTTTACCTATTGAATTTTATACCACAAACACTAAGAGATTAACAATATTAGCAGGTGGTAGTTTATTATTTGCAGAAGCAAATGATATTCAAATAGGAACTACAACAGGAACTAAAATAGGAACTGCAACTACTCAAAAAATAGCCTTTTGGAATGCAACTCCAATAGTTCAACCAACTACTTCGGTAACGGCTTCTACATTTGTAAGTAACACTTCTATGATTCTAAACGATACGGCTACATTTGACGGTTACACAATAGGTCAAGTTGTTAAGGCTTTACGAAATATGGGTTTATTAGCTTAATTTAAAAACAAAAAATATATGAAAACACTAATCTATTTTAACACAACTAATTGTCCTGAGCAAATTGGATGTTCACAATTAACAGAAGACTTAACT